TCTTAGGAACAAAGGAAGGGCAGTAGTCTACGAACTATACGGACCTGATGGTAAAATGGATACTGATGCTACATTTGATCTTGCTATTGAGTTGTCAGATATGGGTATGTTTGATAAACTTGTTTTAGATTATGACAACTTTGCGGCTGATGGATCAATGAACGTGCAGATTATTGTCGAAATGCCTAATATCACTGGCGAGACTGTAACATTCAAAAGACAAGTTGAAACGAAATACAATAACATCACACAGGCTACAGATAGTCTTGTAGAATTAAAAGCAGAACCTCAGTAAAACTCTTATAAATAAAAGCATAAGTTTAAGGACAGACTATGGCACGTGTATTATCGATAGAAGACAAAGATCCAAATGTGAAAAGTGTAATCACTTCTCGCAATAAGGTGTATTCAGATATCGACTTAACTTTCACAAAACGCCCATCTGGGGATATCTACAAGAAGAGTGATTCTGCGGCTGTTAGACAAAGTGTAAAGAACATCATTGCCACAGGAAGACTAGAGAAACCTTTTGAGGAAGATTTTGGTGCAGACATAACGTCTATGTTCTTTGAACTTGCTGATGACAATTCGTCACAAAATGTAAGGGAAAGTATTGATAATGCTCTTTACATATATGAACCACGTGCTGAAGTACTTAACATTGATGTTAATCTACAGCCAGATAGAAATTCGCTCTCTGTTACACTAACCTTTAAGGTTGTTAGTACAGAAGAAGTAATCACACTTAATACATTCGTTTCGAGGTTAAGATAATATGGCTACCACAATAAAATCAACAGATCTTGACTTCAGTACGATCAAGAACAACTTAAAGATATCCTTAGCAGAAAAGTCTGAATTCTCAGATTATAACTTTGAGGGATCTGGCCTTTCTAATATTCTAGATGTTCTTGCAACCAACACACACTATAATGCACTTATTGCAAACTTTGCTTTAAATGAATCTTATTTGTCTACTGCACAACTTCGTAGTTCTTTAGTGTCTCTTGCCGAGGGTATTGGTTATATTCCTAAGTCAAAGACAGCATCTAAAGCTACACTAACTCTTTCTACAAATACTGGTGACCTATCAGGAAGACCTTCAACATTGTCTCTACCAACAGGAACTAAGTTTACATCTACTGTTGATGACGTGACATACACATTTCAGACCAGACAAACTGTAACTGCGACAGATAATGGATATGGTTATTATGCATATAAGACACCCACAGGATCTCTAAACATCGATGTATTAGAAGGTATTGCAAAAACTAAGACATTCTTTGTTGGTGCAGATAGTGTAGACGATGTGTACATTATTCCAGACACAAACATTGATATGGAGACTGCGGTTGTAAGTGTATATCAATCAGCTAATGATGTGTCATCCACCAACTATATCAATATATCTAAAGCATCTACAATCAATGAGAATACTAAACTGTATATCATGAAAGAAGCTCCTAATGGCTTCTATGAAATTACGTTTGGTGATGGTGTGACTTTAGGTAAAGCACCTGTTGCAGGTAATAAGATCGTGATAGAATATTTACAGGTTAACGGATCTTTGGCTAACGGAGCTACTACATTTACTGCTAACAATAGAATACAGGTAGGTGCATCAAACTATGATGTGACACCAGTAACGACTATCAACTCTCTTGGTGGTGCTGAAGCAGAGACTATGGCTTCTATTCGTAAGAATGCTCCATTCCAGTATGCTACACAGAACCGTATGGTTACGGCAGTCGATTACTCTACTCTTGTGTTGAGTAACTTTGGCACACTCATTAGAGATATCCAAGCCTTTGGTGGTGAGGATGCATTGAAGCCAGAGTTTGGTGTAGTATTTTTATCAATTGTGTTTAATTCTGATGTGACAACGGATACCGTAACAACAACAAAAGACTCTATACGTGATTTGGCTAAACAGTTAGCAGTTGTTGGTTTTGACATAAAGTTTGAAGATCCAGTTACCACATTCGTTGAAACGGAAATCTTCTTCCAGTTTAACCCTAAACTTGGATCTTTATCATTAACAACCGTACAGGATAACGTACAGACAGAGATAAACAAATACTTTACAGAAAACATAGGTAAGTTCAACCAATCCTTCCGTAGATCTAATTTGCTAAATGATGTGGATGAAGTGGATACGGCTGTCCTATCATCACGTGCTAATATTAAATTACAACGTAGATTTACTCCGACAACAAATACATTACAGGATCACACATTGAGATATCCTGTTGGTCTTGCAGAACCAGATGATGTCAATTTCGTTATCAAAACAACTCCATTTCAATTTGGAGAGAAGACATGCATTATCAAAAATAAGTTAAAGTCTAATAAGCTACAAGTTATCTCTTCAGATGATGACAGTGTAGTAGTAGATAATATCGGATCTTACAACTCTGCTACTGGAGTTATCAACATCGTTGGTTTAAATGTTGCATCTGTTATTGGTGCAGACGCATTTATCAAAGTAAGTGCTATCCCAGCTAATCAATCAGCTATTAGTCCACTAAGAAATGATATTTTAGAATATGACCAAGGTCCATCATTTGCTACAGGAGTTGTGGTTACAACCACGTAATAATAAAGCATGGCAAAAGATAAAACATTAAAAGATAATAACAGAAGAGCACTATCTCTACAGGACTACAATTCTGTTTCTGAAGTTCTTCCTTCATACTTTGCAGAAGAATATCCAAAGTTAATATCATTCCTTGATGCTTATTATGAGTTTGAGGATAGTGATGTTTCGCCTTCTAAGATTATAAGTGATTTGTTCTTAAACCGAGACATCACTGCTACAGAATTATCTAACTTATCGTTCATAGAAGATGAGCTATTGTTAGGGCAACAATACTTTGAAGGCTTCCAAAACAAACGTGCGGCGGCTAAGTATTCAAACACCCTATATAGGTCAAAAGGTACGTTATATTCAATCGAACAGTTCTTTAGAACTTTCTTCGGTATATCACCTGATGTTGTTTACACTAAAGAAAATGTTTTTAACATAGGTGAAAACACATCAACTATCGGTACAGAGTCTTTAAAATATCTTATAGATGATAAGTTATATCAGAAGTATGCACTATTAGTTAAGGCTCCTATTCCCATCTCCGAATGGAAAGAGGCATATAAGTTATTTGTTCATCCAGCGGGTATGTACATCGGTGGTGAAGTTCAGATTGTTAGTGAAAATATAGAAGATCGTTTAGTTATGCCAACGGTTGACTTGGTCGATAATACAGATCCAATTATTGAAGGTATAGCAACATCACAGATGTCTGCACAAATGGACGCAACAGGTCTGATACCATTTACTGGTGGAATATCTGATAGTGATGCACGTATTGATCTAGTACGTAAAGTTCAAGATTACCAAGACATTACTCTTGAGCAGATTGATAGAAACTATGACAATATTTCTGAATGGGCAGGGGCTTCTTCACCGACATTCGATGAAGATAGTGCTGGAATTGACTTCCGTGCACCAAGAATGTCTACAAATTTGGACACTTTTGATGAAGTTTCTTTCCCTTGGTACGACAGTGACTCCGCATAACCCTTATAAATACAGTTAACAGATTAGAATAGAGATCGAAAATGGCAAGACAGAACATAAACAGAGGCACTAATGCTAATGACGGAACTGGCGATACTCTCAGAGTAGCTGGTTTGAAAATCAATCAGAACTTCGCAGAAGTTTATGAGATGCTTGGTGGCGACTCAGGTGAGTTGAGCGCAGGTATCACTATGACTGATCAAGGTATTGTGTTCGAAGGTACTAATGTTGATGATCATGAGACTACATTGGTTTCTGGTAATCCATCTACTGATATCACACTAGCTTTGCCTACAGTTGGTGCAGAATTGATTTCCAATACTGCTACTCAAACGATGACCAACAAAACATTAACATCTCCTATCATAACAACACCACAGATCAACGATACTTCACTTGACCATAAGTATGTCTTTGTTGCTTCTGAACTAACTGCTAACAGAAATGTGACACTCCCTGTTCTAGGAACAAATGATACATTCGTATTTGCGAATGCTTCACAAACGTTAGCTAGTAAAACACTCACATCACCATTAATCAATACAGGTAAAATTGGGACAAGTCTTAATGATGTTAATGGTGCTGAATTAATTAAAGTAACAGCCACAGCAACGGCAGTCAACCAATTGTTAGTTGCAAACGCCGCCACTAATAACTCACCTTCTATTACGGCAGATGGAGATGATAATAACATTTCTCTGGTACTAGGTTCTAAGGGTACTGGTGGTGTTACAATGAATAACAAAGTAGTGCATCGTGAACACTTCCTAACAGGAGACGGTGCAGTAGATTTAACAATTCCTCTTACAATATTTAACTCATCATCCGCTCTTGCTATAACTATGGCAGATGGGACGATTACTGGCGAGACTAAATACTTTGTAAATAGGGGAAGTGGTACTGCTACAGTAACAGTAACTAGCTTAGTCGGTACAGGTAACCCCTCAACAGTGGCATTTGCGGCAAACGAAGCTGGCTTCATGATGTGGGATGGCGCAAACTGGCATCTAGCCTCTAAAACAGTTGCTTCTTAAGGACATAGAAAATGACAGCGATTATTACAGACACACTCAAAAAGCAACTATTACTTGATATCATTACTGATATTGATAGTTCGGCAAACGACTATTACATTGGAATAGGTCGATCAGAAGTATGGAATGCCACAGATGCGGCACCCACACCAAAGAACACTCAACGAGATGCAAGGAACTTAGGTCTTAGTTTACAGTCTGTTAAAGCAGTTGCTGATAAAACACTGTGTGCTCCAAGGACAGACTGGTCTTCGGGTGCAACATACGCTTCATTAAATGATGATATAGAAGGACATCCAGTATCCGCATACTATGTCTTTACAGACGAGAACCACGTATATCTTTGTATTCAAGCAGGTAGAAATGCCGCTGGTAACATTGTTAACTCTACAGTTAAACCTACAGGTACTAGTACTAAAGCGTTTAAGACTGCGGATGGATATGTTTGGAAATTCTCATATTCAATCGGTGCTTTGACAGCATCTAAGTTTCTTTCTTCTAACTTCCTTCCTGTGTCATTTGTTGTGTCTACGGATAGTGACAGCCCAGCTTCAACTGTTGAGCAAAAATCTATTCAAGATGCGGCAGTACCAGGAGAGATTATTGGTTATACTGTAACTGATGGTGGGACAGGTTACACATCAACACCAAATGCAACTATCGTGGGTAACGGATCCACATTGGCTAAAGCTGATGTGACTATCTCAGGTGGTGCGGTATCTAAAGTGGATGCCAGAGATTCATCTGGAACATTGGTATTTGGTGCAGGATATACATATGCAAGTGTAGAACTAACAGGCGGTGGTGGTACAGGTGCATCTATTAGACCGATATTCGGACCTAAAGCTGGTCTTGGTGCAGATCCAAGAGATGATCTTAGAACAAGAGCTATTATGTTCAACTCAAAGCCAGAAGGTACTGAAGCAGGAGACTTTATTGTAGGGAATGATTTCAGACAAGTTTCTCTAATCAGAAACCCTCTAACACACGCAGGTGCAAAGTTTTCGGACAATACAGGAAATACTCTTAATAGGCTAAACCTATCT